CGCGGACTGGAAGCTGGTTTGCCGCAAGCTCGGCCTGCGGCGCGGCGAGTTCTTCCACGAGGTCTACCGCATCCAGCAGAAGCTGGGCCGCGCGTTCCGCGAGCAAGAGCCGTTCGCGCTGTTCCCGCTCGACGAGTACTTCGGCGGGCGCGTGGATCGCGCCACGCGGCGCTGGACCGGGTCGGACTCGGTCTTTCCGGTCGAGGTCGAGCGCGAGGAACCGGCCAAGGCGAAGCTGCGCTTCCCGCTGGCGGTCGGCGCATGAGCTTCGGCTAATCGGGGTAGGCGCTTTTGAAGAGCGAGCGGGTGTAAACCTGCGGGCGCGCCACATCATCGAGCAGGAGGCTGGCCGACACGGCGCGGCCCAAGCGCGCCATGAAGAGCACGCCGCACGGATTGCAGACCGGCTGGCCTCCGTCCTTCAGCGCGGCGGCGCCGCCCGGCGAGGCTTGCAGCGGCTCGTTGCAGAGCAGGCAACCGTAGCCCACCTGATAGTGGCGCTGCAACGGCGTCAGGCGCGCGCTCAGGCACATCACGATGGGCCGTTCGACGTCGAGTTCCATTAGAGCGGCTCCAGGGTGTCGGTGTTGCTGGGTGTGCTCATGAGAGAGAACGGCCTCCGAAAACAATGCTAGCGTTTGCCGTCATCATGGCTTCGCGCACCTTGCGGAGCGCGGCGGTGCGATCCGCCGAACGCGGGCACGAGACCAGGATCGCCTCGGCGAACATCTTGGCGGCTTCGCTCACCATCGCGAGCGGCGCGTAGTCGGCGGGCTGTGGTTGTTGGCCGGTGAAGCACTGCGCGAGCGCGATTTGCTCGTCGGGTGTGAGAGTGGACATTGGAAAAGCATACTCTGTTTCGGCTTCTTCGAGACGACAACGAAATTGAATGTTTGAGAGCCTCCCCAACGCCAAGCAGCGAGCCTTCTTAGCGGCCTTCGCCGAATGCGGCGTGATTAGCCACGCGGCGGCGGCGGCGGGCATCCATCGCGAGCGGCACTACGACTGGCTGGCGGAAGATCCCGCTTACGCGCGGGAATTCGCGCTGGCGCGGCACGCGGCGGGCGACTTACTCGAAGCGGAAGCCATCCGGCGCGGCCGCGACGGCGTAACGGAGCCCGTGCTCTACAAAGGCGAGCCGGTGATGATCGGCGGCGAACCGCTGATGCGGCGGCGCTACGCGGATCGCCTGCTCGCGCTGGTGCTCGCGGCGCACAAGCCGGAGTACTCGACCAAAACCATCGAGCACAAGGGCGCCGTGGCCCACACGCATCGCGTGGACCTGAGCGCGCTCAACGACGACGAATTGGATGCCCTCGACAGACTGCTTAGTAAAACTCGCGAGCCGGATCGACCCGGATCTGATCGCGGCGGAACGGACGCGGCGCAAGCGGAACAAGCTGGCGACGATGTTCCCGGCGACGGGACCGTTTAGGCGTGAGCTTTACACCAAGCACCTGGAGTTCTTCGCGGCCGGCGCGGTTCACAAAGAGCGCTTGTTCATGGCGGGGAACAGGGTGGGAAAAACTACCGCTGGCGCCTACGAAACCACGCTTCACTTGACCGGCCTGTACCCGGATTGGTGGCCGGGCAGGCGCTTCGCGTGCCCGACCGACATCTGGGCGGCGGGCGACAAAGCGAAGACCGTGCGCGACATCATCCAGGCCGAGTTACTCGGCCCGGCGACGGAGCGCGGTACCGGGATGATCCCCGGCGATCTGATCCTCGACATGTCGACGGCGCGCGGCGTGGCCGACGCGGTGGATGTCGTCGTCGTGCAGCACGTCACGGGCAGGCCCGCCGTGTTGGGCTTCAAGACGTACAGCGAGGGGCGGGAGAATTTCCAGGGGACATCGAAACACGTCATCTGGTACGACGAAGAGCCGCCCGCCGACGTCTACACCGAGGGCTTGATGCGGACCATGATCGTGCCGGGCGATGCGGACGGCGGCATCGCGCTCATCACGTTCACGCCGCTGAACGGCTGGACGGAGGTAGTCGAGTCTTTCGTTGCGCCACGCGAGGACAAGGCGCACAATGGACCCCAGAGGCTTTGACCTCAGATGGGGGAATCATTGGCAGCAACCAACGCGAGTAAGAAGAAAGCACCGGCGAAGGCGGCCACGCGCACCACTCCGGCGCGAGCGGCAGTGACGAAGAAGACCACGGCCACGGCGAAGACCACCGCCAAGGCGGCGGCGAAGAAGCCCGCGACCAAGACCATGGCGGCAAGCGCGGGCGCAGGCGCGGCAACCGGCAAGACCGGCGCGGCCACGAAGAAAGGCGCGGTGGCTCGCAAGAGCCCAAAGGGAGCATGAGCAGCAGCAGCCGCGCGAAGAAGAAAGCGATGGCGGCGGCAGCGCCGACTTTCGCGGAGCGTATCCAGCACGAAGACCTCCGCGATACCGTGATCCTCCTGCCCGCGCCGGGCGAAGTCGCGGCCATCGGCGAAGTGCCGCGCTTCCTCACGCATCTCGAAGCGCAGATCGGGCGCTGCGAGAGCAACGCCTCGATGCTGATCGAGCGCTTGAAGGAAGTCACCAGCGAGCAGGAGATGCCCGACCCGGCCACGGCGCAGACCGGCGAGGCGCGGGCGCTATCGCTCGCGGGCCAACGGATTCAGTTGCTCTCGCGGCAGGCGGGCGCGTTGGCGCACTCGCTCGAAACGCTGTGCGGACGGCTACAAGTTTAGGCAGAGCAAAGTAATCGGAAGTTCCTTTCTCTCCTAAAACGGGCGGGCGCCTCTCCAGAGGTGTACCCGCCCTTTTCTTTGCCACGCGGACATCCCGACTGCATGTCCACACCACGAACATGAAGACCACCAAGACCTCCCCCAAGCCTCGCGCGGCGGCCAAGCGCAAACCGGCGAAAGGCTCGGTCTCGCTGTCCCAAATGGGGCAGATGATGCCGGGCATGGCGAGTAAGCCCAAGTGCTGAGTCCGCAGGAATGGCTCTCGGCGGGAGCGCTCGCGTTCGGCGCCTTGAACGCCTGGCAGAACTCGAACATCAAGAACGCCATCCTCGCGCTGAAGCTGGAACTGACGGAGCGCATGGGCAAGAACGAAGGCGACGTCAAGGCCATCACGGCTCGCTGCGGCGCGGTTCACCACATCGAGTAGCATGTCGCGCCACTACGTCCAAGCGGGCTGGGCCGACGCGCCTCACCTCACGGAAGCGGCCAAGGAAGAGCTTCTCGCATCGCTCCCCGAACACGAGCGCGAGGCGCGCATGGCGGGCACGCCGACGCTGGGCGCGGGCAAGATCTACGTGATCGCCGAAAGCGACTTCGTCGTCGATGATTTCCCGATCCCCGACCACTTTTGGCAGTGCTACGGCTTCGATGTCGGGTGGAAACAGTCGGCCGCCATCTGGGCGGCGCACGACCGCGACACGGACACGGTGTACTTCTGCTCGGAGCACTATGCGGGCGAAAGCATCCCGGCGATTCACGCCGCCGCGATCAAAGCACGGGGGAAGTGGACCATCCCCGGCGTCATCGACCCGGCGGCGCGCGGGCGCAACCAGATCGACGGCGAGCGGCTGATCGAGATCTATCAGGGCCTCGGCCTGGACCTCGAAGCGGCGGACAACAGCGTCGAAGCGGGCATCTACGCGGTGCGGAATCGCCTGGTCTCCGGCAAGCTGAAGGTGTTTCGCTCGCTGGTCAACTGGCTCGCGGAGTTCCGCTTGTACCGGCGCGACGAGAAGGGCAAAGTGGTGAAAAAGTTCGACCACGCGCAGGACGCGGGGCGCTACTGCATCATGAGCGGACTTGCACGCGCCAAGCAACCCGGGCCGCGGCGAATGCCCAACCTCGGCCGGCGCGGCTTCAGCGGCTAGCCCAAGGCTGGCGCACCCAAGTAACAAACCCGGCCCCATGATCGCAGTGCAAACCCAACCCGGCGCGCCCGGCGCGCCCGCAGAGTGCCCGAAGTGCCGCAACCGCGACGGCATCCGCGACGGCTTCGCCGGCCTCAAGCGCTTCCGCTCCTACGACGTCGCGACCGATTCGTGGGGCGTGCTGAAGTGCCCGCGCTGCCACTACAAAGCCCAGTGGGCGGAGTTCCACGCGCTAAAGCGCCACTTGGACACCGGCCAAATGCTGGCCTCGTGACTCGGCTCGACGCGGGTACGCCAGCCCTGAACAAACAGTAAGGACCAACCACTTTGAAGAACACACGCGACGACGCCGCATTCCTCGCAAAGATGCGGCAGAGGTTCCAAATCGCCAGCGAGGCGCTGACGGAAATACATGCTTCGGCCCTCTCCGATTGGTCCTTCAGATTAGGCGAGCAGTGGGACGAGAAGATCAAGGCCGACCGCGCGGCGGACGGCCGCCCTTGCTACACCATCAACCGCCTGCCGCAGTTCCTGCGCCAGATCACCGGCGAGCAGCGCAAGAACCGGCCCGCGATCCAAATCTCGCCCATCGGCGACGGCTCGGACGTCGAGACGGCGGAAATCATGCAGGGCGTGGTGCGCCACGTCGAGCGCATCTCGAACGCGGACGAAGCGTACGACACCGCGTTCGATCACATGCTCACGGGCGGCTTCGGGTACTTCCGCATCGTCACGGATTACGTGGACGGCGATAGCTTCGATCAGGAAATCAAGATCGTGCGCGAGCCCAACTCGTTCGCGCACTTCCCCGACCCGCGCGCCAAAGAGGTCGATTACTCCGATGCCCGCTTCTGGTTCGTGACCGATCAGATGGACCGCGACGACTACATCGCGGAATACGGCGAGAGCGCGCTCGCGGGCGCCGAAGACTGGGGTTCGCTGGCCGATCAGGCGCCCAGTTGGATCGAGCGCGACAGCGTGCGCGTGGTCGAGTACTTCTGGATCGAGAGCAAAGAGGAAACGGTCAAGAAGGGCGACAAGTCGCGCACCAAGACCACGAAGAGCGTCCACTGGTGCAAAACCAACGGCGTCGAGATCCTCGACGAGTCGGAACTGCCCGGCGAGTACATTCCCATCGTGCCCGTGCTCGGCGAAGAGATCACCGTCAAGGGGCGCAAGCACCTCATCGGCCTCGTGCGCTACGCGAAGACGCCCGCCCAGTTGTACAACCTGTGGCAGTCGGCGATGGCGGAAACCATCGCGCTCGCGCCGAAGGCGCCGTACCTTGTCACGGAGACGCAGATCGAGGGGTACGAGGAACTGTGGGACCAGGCGAACTCGGCCAACCTGCCGTACCTGCCCATCAAAGTGGACAAGAACGCGCCGGGCTGGCCCGCGCGGCAGTTCGGCGAGCCGCCGATCCAAGCCATCACCGGCGCGATCGCGCACGCCGACAACGACCTGAAGTCTACGACCGGCCTCTACGACGCCAGCTTAGGCGCGCCGGGACCTGAGCAGTCGGGCAAGGCGATCCTGCTGCGCAAACAGCAGGGCGATGCCGCGACGTTCGGCTTCCAGGATTCGATGACGCGCGCAATCAAACACGCGGGGCGCATCATCCTGGCGTGGATTCCGGTGGTGTACGACCAACCGCGCGTGATCCACATCATCCTGCCGGATGGCACGTCGCAAGCGACCCGGATCAACACGCCCTTCGCGGACCCGCAGGGACTCGCCAAGTGCTTCGACCTCACGGCGGGGCGCTACGACTGCGCGATATCGAGCGGGCCGAGTTACATGGCCGCGCGCGAAGAAGCGGCGGCGTCGATCATGCAGCTTGTGCAAGCGGAGCCCTCGCTCATGGGCATCGTGGGCGATCTATTGGTCAAGAATTTCGACTGGCCGATGGCGAAGGAAATCAGCGACCGGCTCAAGAAGATGCTTCCGCCCGCGCTCCAGGACGGCGCCGACGCCGCCGGGCAGCAGGCGGTGGCGCAGTTACAACAGGCGCAAGCGCTGATCCAGCAGCTTACCCAGACCGTTCACCAACTCGTGGACGAGAAGATGGCGAAACTGCCGGAGTTGGCGTCGCGCGAGCGGATCGCGCTCATCAACGCGAAGGCGGGGATTATCGAAGCCTCGCTCAAAGCGCAGTCGGCGGAAGCGCTGGCGGCGTTCCAAGCCGACCTCGCCCAGATCGACCGTCAATTGGCGCTCATGCCCGATCCGGGGATGCAGCCGCAGGACCCGAACGCGCAGAACGCGCCGGCTTCGCAGCAACAGCAGACGCCGCTCGCGGCCTAACGACTTTTTGCAACACCGAATTTCCCCGCTGGCGGAAGCGCTGAGGGCGGGGGACTTACCCATGACCGAACCAACCACAGAACAAACACCCGCCGTCAACGCGGACACGAGCCTGGCAGACTATCGCGCATCGCGCGAGACGCCCGCTGAGGCGAAGCCCGTCGAGATCGCGGAAGACGCCCCCGCTGGCAGCGATGCTGGCGCAACCGACTTGGACGAGGGCGGCCAAGACGAATCATCGGAGCAAAGCGGCGAAGCCGCAGGCGACGAGAAGCCCAAGAAGAAGGGCGGCTTTCAACGCACCATCGAGAAGAAAGACCGAGAGATCGAGGACCTGAAGCGGAAGCTGGCGGAAAAACCCGCTGAGAAGCCCGCTGAAGAAACCCCGGCGCAAGCGGACGAACCCAAGTTCGACGCGCCCAAGCCGAAGCTCGAAGACTTCGACTCGATTGAAGCGTTCACCGAAGCCCTGACCGATTGGAAAGCCGACGAACGCGAATGGAAACGCGGCGCGGCGCAGGCGCAGGCAGATTTTCAGGCCGAACTACAGGCAACCCTCGACGGCTGGAACAGCCGCAAAGCGGCAGCGCAAAAGACGCTGGCCGACTACGACGAGGTGGTTGGCGCTGTGGACGACGTGAAGCTCTCGCCGGCGCATCAGCGCGCGCTGTTGACGAGCGAGCACGGACCGGAGCTGGCGTACCTGCTGGCGCAGGACCGGACGCAACTCGAAGCCATCGCGGCCATGGACCCCGTCGACGCGGCGGTCCAAATCGGCAAGCTCGAAGCCAAGCACTTCGGCGAAGCTGCTCTCAACGAAGAAACCAAAGTCAGCAAGGCGCCGCGGCCCATCAAGCCCGTCGGCGGCCGCGCGAGCAACGCGGGATACGTGGACGTGGCCTCGGCCTCGCTCGCGGACTACCGCAAGGCGCGCGAATCCGGCAAGCTGCGCTGACACAACCACGCGGCCACGCGCCGCAGGAGTTACTAAGTGGCAAATACCTTACTCACCGACCAGCACATCACGCAAGAAGCGCTGATGATCCTCGAAAACGAGCTGGTCTTCACCAAACAGGCCAATCGCGACTATCAGTCCGAGTTCAAAGGGCCGGCCAAGCGGGGCGCGACGATCTACGCGAAGCGTCCCCCGCAATACACCGTCCGCGACGGGCAGAACGTCAGCATTCAGGACACCACCATCACGCAGGTTCCGGTCACGCTGAATCACCAGTTCGGCGTGGACGTCGAGTTCACCTCGACGGATCTGACCCTCAGCATCGACGCCTTCAGCGAGCAGATCCTTCAGCCGCAGATCGTGCAGATCGCGCACGCGGTCGACCTCGCGGGCTTGCAGCTCGCCTGCCAGACCGGCAACCTGGTCGGGACTCCCGGCACCACTCCCGGCACCGGCTCGACCGCGCAGGCCTCGCTCGCCGTGTACGCCCAAGCGCAAGCCCTCCTCGACAAGAACAGCGCGCCGCGCGACGGCAAGCGCGCCATCACCATCAACGAAGACGCGCAGGCTATCACCGTGCCGAACCTGGCCGGTTTGCTGGCTCCTTCCGATTCGATCTCGGATCAGTACAAGAAGGGCGCCATGGGCACCGCGCTCGGCATGAAGTTCGGCATGAGCCAGAACGTGAACGTGCTGACCACCGGAACGCAGGGCGGAACGCCCCTCGTGGCCGCCGCGCCCACCGCGCAGGTTGGCCCCAGCGGCACCACGCTGAATCCGACCCCCGCCACCTTCTCGATCACCACCAAGGGCTGGACGCCTAGCATCAAGGTGCTCAACGCCAACGACGTGGTGTACTTCGCCGGGTGCTACGGCGTCAACCGCGTGACCCGGCTGAACTACGGCAAGCTGAAGGGCTTCTGTGTCGCGGATGATGTCATCGCGGACGGCTCCGGCAACGCCACCATCACCGTCACCGAGGCGATGATCGTGACGGGCGCGTTCCAGAACGTGACCGCCGTGCCAGCCACCAACGCGGCCATCACCGTGGCGGGCGGATCCGCTGTCGTGTCGCCGCAAAACATCCTGATGCACGGCGACGCGATCACGCTCGCTTGCGTCGATCTGCCGGTTCCCGGCGGGATGCACATGGCGACTCGCAAAAACGACAAGCGGCTGGGTCTGAGCTTGCGGTTCGTCGCGGGCTACCAGATCTCGACCGACCAATACATCGGCCGCTTCGATCTGCTTTGCGGCTGGGCTCTGATCCGTCCCGAGTGGATCGTCCGCGTAGCGGGCTAAAGCCTGATCAAGGCTGGTACGCCAGCCTTGGGCGCATCCGCTCTCCGGCCCCCGGCTTCACCTCCCCCGAGATTTATGCCCAAAGCCGGAGAGCACGCGCTCTCCCCAAGGAAAACACACAATGACCGTCTTAGACCTGATCGGATCGAGCATGAGGCTGTTCGGCGCGCGCGAAACGCCCGACGCCGAGGAGGCGCAGGACGCGCTCGCCATCCTCAACGAAATCGTCGACGACTGGGGCAACGAGCGGCTGACCATGTACACCAGCTCGCGCGCCGTCTTTCCCATCGCGGCGGGCCAACAGGTCTATCTGATCGGACCCAGCGGAGCGGACTGGACCGCGCCGCGGCCGCCGTACTTCGACAACGCGGGCTTGCTCCTGCTCAACTCGGATCCGACGCAGGATTTGGAGCGGCCCATCAAGATCCTGACCCGCGACGAGTTCCGGCGCGAGCGCATCAAGAGCCTGCAATCGACCCTGCCGACCAAGCTCTACTACCAACCCGACTCGCCCAACGGGACGGTGTGGTTATGGCCCGCGCCGACGCAGGCGAATCAGATCGCGATCTACACCCCGACCGCGATTACGCAGTTCACGAGCATCCACCAGACCATCAGTTTCCCGCCCGGCTATCAGCGCACGCTGCGCTACGCGCTCGCGGTGGCCTACGCGCCGGAGTTCGGGCGCGAATGCTCGCCCTCGGTGCAAGAGACCGCCAACGACACCAAGACCAGTCTCAAGCGTAAGAATCTCGTCTCACAGGTGGGACGGCTGCGCTGCGATCCCGCCATGCGCTCGCACGGCGGGCGCTTCGACGTGCTGCTCGGGGAGGAACGGTAAGTGGCTCCGTACTCCGGCTTCATCGGCGCGGGCTACACCAACGCCTCGCTCGCGAGCGATGGCGAGCGCACGGTGAATTGGATGTTGGAGCGGGTTGAAAGCAAGACCGGCGCGACCGTCTCCGACTGGATCTTCGTCCGCACGCCCGGCTACCGCCTGTGGGCCACTCTGCCCACGTTGCCCGTCCAGTGCGAGTATCAGCTCAACGGGCGCGCGTTCGCCGTCTCCGGCGGCGTGCTCTACGAGGTCTTCGCGGGCGGCACGTTCGTCTCGCGTGGCGCGATCGCGCAACCCGACGCGAACGGCGTGCAGATGATCGGCGGCCAAGCCAACCTGTTGATCGTCAGCGCGGGCCTGGGCTTCAGCTTCCAGTTTGTGAGCAACACGCTCGCGCCCGTCGTCGCGGACGGCTGGCCGGTGGGCGCGACCGGAGCGGGCTTCATCGACGGCTATTTCATCGTGCTCGAAGCGAACAGCCAAGTCTTCGCGATTAGCGGCTTGAACGATCCGACTTCCTGGAACGCGCTCGACTTCGGAGACAGCGAAGGGCGCGCGGGCAATGTGCTGGCGATGATCGCGCAGCGCCAGCAGCTTTGGCTGATGTCCACCGACCACGGCGAGATCTACTACGACTCCGGCGCGGCCAACTTTCCCTTCGCGCGTCTGACCGGCGCGGAGTGGGAACAGGGCATCGCGGCGCCGCGCTCGCTCGCGATCGCGGACAACACCGTGGTGTGGCTGGGCGGGAACACGGACGGCGCGGGCGTGCTCTACCGCATGAACGGCTACACGCCGCAGCGGATCTCGAATTTCGCGATTGAGCAAGCCTGGGCCAAGTACCCCACGCTCGCCGACGCGACCGCTTACGTGATGCAGTGGGGCGGCCATCTGCTCTACCGCATCGACTTTCCCAGCGCCAACAGCGGCTTGGGCGCGACGTGGGTGTACGACTTCTCGACGCAGGAATTCTTCGAGTGGCTGGCGTGGGACATCGGCGCTTCGACGTACCGGATGCACCCCGGCTCGACGCATATGTACGCCTTCGGTCTGCACCTGTTGGGCGACCGCGCGAGCGGGAATCTCTACCAGCTCGACCAAGCCGCGCTGACGGACAACGGGGCGAACATCCGCAGGATGCGGACGGCTCCCAACCTGACCGACGAAGAGTGCATGGTGGAATACGACGAGTTCAAGCTCGACATGAGCGTGGGTGTGGGCGCGGTCGGCAACGTGACGGCGGTGACGGCGCAGACGTGCGCGCTTTTCCACGACGGCGAACCCGATGCAAGCAACACCTGCACCATGGGAGTCGCCGATCCCGACCAGCCGACGACGGCGGCGGCCATCGGCTTCCCGGCGCCCTGGTATCTGACCTCGCTCGATCTGTTGTTCGGTCCCTCCACCAACACCCCTCCGGCGCTCTTGACCGTCGTCGCGAGCGGCGTCACAACCACTCACCCGCTGAATTACGGATCGGGCGATCCTGCCACCACGGTGACGTTCTCCCCGCCCATCGCGCTCCATGTGGGCGACACCATCACGCCCTCGGGAAACTTCGGCGAGACGTCCGTCCTGTTCACGCTGCACCTCTCGTCTTCGGCGACCGGCAGTGTGGCGGCCACGCCGGGCGCGAATCCGCAAGCCATGTTGCGCTGGTCGGACGACGGCGGCTTCACCTGGCGCAAAGAGCACTGGAAGTCCATCGGCCTCACCGGCAAGTTCTATCAACGCCTGGTGTGGCGCCGCTGCGGACAGGCCCGCGTCCGCAACTTCTCGCTGGTCATTAGCGATCCGGTCGATTGCACGCTCATCAACGCCTGGCTCACGACCAGGCCGGGAGCGTATTGACGTGTCCCTCTTGACTCCGCTCGCGGCGCGCGCCCAACTGATCGACGCATCGGGCCGCTTCACGCGCGAGGGCATCGTCTTTCTGAACGAGTTGCTCGCGCTGGCCGGGCAGTCGCAGCAGACCAGCGACCAGCAAACCGCGCAGACCTTCGACGACGCGAACGCGCGCGACTGGGCGCGCTCCATTCAGGACGCCGTGTTCCAAAGTGGGACCCACTTTGAAACGCGCTTCCGCGCGGAACTCGAAGAATTGCGCCAGTGGCTCGCGAGCCTCGACACGCCGCGCTCCGGAGCGGGCGCGGAAGACGCAAGCGAAGTGACGTACCACTCCATCACCTATCCCACGGTCCAATCGGCGCTCGACAAGCTGCTCTACGTCGCGCCCGCGTTCACGTCGCTGACGGCCAGTGTGGGCCCGGTCGAGATCGGCTCGACGGTCGCGAGCGTGGTGCTGCATTGGGCGCTCAACAAAGCGGTGACGTCGTTGACGCTCAACGGCGCAGCGCTTTCTCCCACAGCGACGACCATCACCGAGACGGGTCCCTTCACAACCAATCAATGGTGGGCCTTCGCTGCGAGCGACGGCACGAACACGGCGAACGCCAGCATCGGCCTGGCCTTCGAGTACTCGCGCTATTGGGGCGTCTCGCCGAACGCCAGCCTGACCAACGCGCAGGTGCTGGCGCTTGCGTCGGAACTGTCGGGAGCGCGCGGCAAGAGCATCACCTACAACGCGACGGGCGGCAATTACCCCTACTACTGCTATCCGGCGGCCTGGGGCTTGCCTTCGGCGGTCACCGTGGGCGGCCTGGCGTTCTCGGCGTACACGGTCACCACCCAGAGCGTGACCAACGCGAGCGGTTACACCGCGAGCTACTACGTGATCCGGTTCAACTCGCTGCAAAGCGGGGCGGCCATCGCGACGGTCTGGAGCTAGACATGAGCCTCATCCCCGGAACCAACGTCGCGGCGCTGATCGCGCCGTTCGACACCTCGGACACCTTCCCCTCGCACGACAGCCAGTACGGCCTCGGCGGCTGGAGGGAAGTCGCGAACTATGCGGCTCTGTCCGCGATCCCCGCTCCGCGCTTGCGGGCCGGGATGATCGCGACGGCGCAGGACACCTTGCAGCCGTGGCTCTACAACGGCTCGGCGTGGGTTCCGCTCGCCGCGCAATTGGCGACTTACTGCGTCACCTGGGGCGTCGGCATCGGCGCGCCCGTGGCCACCGGGACGAACGTGACGCCGCTCTACGTCGTGCCGCTGGCGGGCGTGCCGGCGAACCTGACCCTCGCGGCCAAGACCGCGCCCACGGGCGCGGATCTCGTCATCGACATTCTGCGGAACGGGACGACCATCCTGGCCGCGCCGGTTTCGCTTGCCGCGGGCGCGACCTCGGCCAGCAGCACGAACTTTGCGCCTGGCGCGCTCAACGCCGGCGACGTCCTCACCCTCGACGTGAACCAGATCGGTTCCACCTTTGCCGGGCAGGACGTCACCATCCAACTTCAAATCTCCTAAAGGAACCCATGCCCAAGAGCAACTATCTCGATAACGCGATGATCAACGCCGCGCTGTGCGCGACCGCGTTCACACCGCCCACCACCGTCTACGTCGCGCTGTTCACGGCCACGCCCACGTCGGCGGGCGGCGGCACCGAAGTCTCGGGCGGCGCTTACGCGCGCCAGAGCGCGGCCTTCACCACGTCCTCCGGCACCACCGATGCGACCAGCAACTCGGCAAACGTGACGTTTCCCGTTGCCACGGCCAACTGGGGCACCATCACCTCGTTCGCCCTGTTCGACGCGGCCACGGGCGGGAACATGCTGTACTTCGGGAACCTCACCGCGAACGTGACCATCAACACGGGCGGTCAGTTCCAGTTCGCCTCGGGCGGCATCAGCGTTTCCGAGAGCTAGTCATGGCGAATACCTGGCTTCTGCGAGAAAGTGTCGGCAGCGACAGCAACGGCGGATCGAGCGCGAGCGTGCTCGCGAACGGCGCGAACGGGGTCACCAACGGGACGAACACGTTCACCAGCTCCGGCGCGAGCTTCACCAGCGCGCTGATTGGCCACTGGCTCTATTTCACCGGCGCGCAGAACGCCTGGCGGCAAGTCACGGCTGTCGGCAGCTCGACCTCGCTCACCTTCTCTGGCGCGACCGTGGCGGCGGCTACGTCCCTCACCTTCGCCATTGGGGGCGCTCGTAAGACGCTGGCCAATATGTTCCAAACCGCGCCAATGGCTTCGCCCTTCGCGGCTGCGGATACGATCTGGCTTGGGGCGGGCGCGTATCGCGGCCAGACCACCATCAATGTGGCGGGCTCGACCACGCTGCAAACGCTCATCGCGGGCGATATCAACGGCGTGAACACCGGAGACGCCGGCGAAGTGATCCTCTCGCCGTTCTCGACCGGGGACGCCACGGGAAGCCCGAGCGGCACGTACTACACCGTGACCTGCTCGGCCACGCCGCACAACTACGTCTTCCAGGATTTGACGGTCTACGGGCCGTCGCCATCGTTGGCAAGCAACGGCGGGTACTACGTGACGCTCGACTTCTCGCAGATCGCCACGGCGCACATCGGACTCATTCTTCAGCGCTGCGCCATCTTCGGGCCGACCAGCAATCAGAGCGGGACCAACGCCGGGTTCCCCTACGGGTCAAGCGCGCTCGCGCTGTGTCCCGACGGAAGCACCAGCTCGCTGCCGACCATCGTCCAGAACTGCGCGATCTTCGACTGGAACATGGCGGTCAGCGCGGCGGCTCCGGCGTACACCTCGAACGCGATCACGGCGGGCGGCAGTCAAACGGTCATCCTCCGCAACCTCTCTTCGACGCAGTACGTGTTCTTCAAGCAGTGCTTGATTCAGAAGACGTTCACGTATCAGGCGACCTGGCAATGCCTGTTCATCGCGGTCACGAACGCCTCGCAGTTGCAGATGTACGGCTGCACCCTCCTGTGCCCTTCGGCCCCCACCAGCATCGTGTTCCAGAACTCGTGGAGCGGCGCGGCGCTCACCGGGTGCCTCGTGTTCGGGGGCTATTACAACCTGTTCGCCACGATCACTTCAGCGACGATCACGGGCTGCGCCTTCTGGGGCTTCGCGAAAGCGGCCGTCAGCGGCGGCTACACCAGCGGCACGGCGACGATGAGCGGGACCAACACCTACGGGCAGGGTCCTCCGGCGCTCGACATCGGCCAGAGCGCTTTGCGGCGCGCTCCCGCGCGTCCGTGGATGACGCCGAATATGAACGCGGGCGCGAACGCGGCTCCGCTGTTCGGGCAGGGCGTTTTGTCGGCAAACTCGAATCTCGCGAGCGACTTCCTCGGCCAGTCGCGCAGCGCGGCCTCTTCCGGCATGGGAACGACGCCGGGCTACATGGAGCCGTGGGCGCCGGGCCTGGTGAACACCAACGGCACCTACGTCCACTCGGGCACCGGCTCGATCAAGCTATTGGGCTTTTCGTCGCACAGCTTTGAAATGCCCGTTGACGCGGTTGCGACTTCGGTCAGTTTCTACGTCTGCTACGACGGCGCTTACGCGGGCTCGACTTACCCGAGCATTCAAATCCGCGACGGGGCGCAGTGCGGCGTGGCGGATCAGGAAGTGTCGAGCACCGGCCCCGGCGCGGGCACCTGGCAGCAGGTCACCGCCAATTTCACTCCGACCAGCGCGGGCGTGGTCACCGTGCGCCTCACCGCCAAATCGACCGCCATTGCGGGCGCGACTTACTGGGACGACTAACTCATGCTGCCGGCACGCCTGGGCGATTACAGCCGCGCGGGCGCGGCGAATCCGTACCGCACCCTCGCGCCTCCCGCTCATGTGGCGGAAGGAACCCGCGCGGGCGCCTCGGTCGAATGCGTCAAGCTGCCGCTGCCCAACACGGGCTCGATCTTCGGCGCGGCGACGGTCAAGGCAATTCCGAGCGCCAAGGCTTCGGCGGCGGGCGCGGCCCTGGTCGTTGGCATCGCGCTGATTTTCGCGAGCGCTTCCGGCGCCGCGACGGTCTCCGGCACGCTGATCCGCGCCGCCGGGCACGGCGCGATCTCCGGAGCGGCCACGGTTTCGGCTCGCGGCTGCGTCCTCGCGACTCCCGTGGGCACGCCCACCGGCGTGGTCCGCGCGGGCAAGCTGGGCGAATACCAGCGCGGCGGCGAAGCCAATCCCTACCGCACCCTCGGGGCGCGCGGGACGGGCGAGTACTCGCGGGCGAAATGCCCGCCCGACTGTCTGAAGCTCGGCGTCAACGCGCAAGGCGTAGCGCGGGGCTCCGGCTCGGCGTCGGCTACCGGCACCGGCTACCTGACCGGGCGTCTCTCCGGCTCGGCCACGGTCAAGGCCGTTCCGAGCGTCAAGGCCAAAGCCTCGGGCGGTCCGGCCGCGGTTCACGGAGCGCTCGCGCCGATCCACCTGGGCACTTGCTACGTCGGCGGCATTGCCACCGTCACCGGCAGGCCTTTCCTCCGGGGCACGGCCTCGGGCCAAGCCACGGTCACCGGCGCGCCCACGGTCCTCACGACGGCTTCGGCCTCCGGCTCCGGCTCGTGCGCCTATGCGGCTCGCGGGACGGGCGCCCTCGCGGGCTCGGCCAGCGTCTCCGGCATCCCGAGCGTTCGAGTCTCCGTCTCCGGCCAGGCCACGGCCACCGCCCCAGCGGAGCAGCTCGCTCGGGGGGCGGCTTCCGGCGTCGGCGCGGCGAAGGGCATCCCCAGCGCCAAGGCTTCGGCGGCGGGATCGGCCACGGTCTCCGGCCACGGCCAGCAGGTCGCCATCGGCGGGGCTTCCGGCGCGGCCACGGTCCAGGCCATTCCCAGCGTCACCGCGAGCGCGAGCGGCTCCGCGGCCGTCTCGGGCCACGGCAGACAGCTAGCGAGCGGGGCGGCTTCGGGCGGCGGGCAAGCGCGCGCGATCCCAAGCTGCAAAGCCATCGCCTCCGGCGCGGCGACGGCCGCCGGGACAGCGCGGCAACTCTGCCGGGCCACTGCGGGCGGATCGGCCACAGTCAAGGCGATCCCGAGTGTCAAGTGCTCGGCGCATGGCTCCGCGGCCGTCTCCGGCGCGCGGGCGCCCTTCCGGGCCACTGGCTCTTCGGCAGGCGCGGCCACGGTCAGCGGAACGCTCACGCCAGCCTCTGGCGTCGGCGCCACCAAGAACCTAGCGGACTACAACCGGGCCGGCGCCGCCAACCCGTATCGCACGCTCTCCCGCAAGATCGGCGCGGGCGAATACAAGCGGGCGGGCAGTCCGGTCGAAAGTCTGAACGCGCGCGGGCTCGGAGCGAGCGCGCATGGCGCGGCCGGCGTCCACGCGATTCCGAGCGTCACCGCGAAGGCCTCCGGCAGCGGATCGGCCTCGGCCACGGGTTCGGCGGCCGCGCGCTCTTACGTGGGCGGCGCGGTTCCCGCAGGCATTTACAGCTTCGTTTATTGAAAGGTCTTTCCCATGGCAATTAGCAACAAGCCGCTGGTCGAGGGCGAGCAGCTCGGCGCGAGTGTGGCCGTGCTCTACACGGTCCCGGCCTCTACCACCAGCATCGTCAAGAAACTCACCGTCACCAACACCAGCGCGAGCGCGGTCACGGTGACCATCTACCTCGTCCCCAAGGGCGGCACTCCCAGCGCCGCGAATTGCGTCACCTCGGGCCAAGCGATCGCGCCAGGCGCGGTCTACGAAGCTTTCGAGGCCGAGAACCAGGCGCTCGCCACCGGCGACACGCTGCAAGCCTTCGCCAGCGCGGCGGCCAGCGTCTCGCTACGCGCGAGCGGAATGGAGATCGTCTAGGGCTAAAGCCTCACTTCGGCCCCGACCAAAGACAGGTCGGCGTCGTGGATCGGCTGGTGTACGCCAGCCTTCGACTGAAAAGGAAAAACATCATGGGAGCATTTGCAATTCCCGGCATCATCAGCGGCGTGGGCAGTTTGATCGGCGGCATTCTCGGCTCGAACGCGGCGCAGACGGCGGCCAGCGATCAGAGCCAGGCGGTCAACAAGGGCCTCGCCACCCAGCAGCAGGTCTACAACACCGACTCGACCGCCGTCCAGCCGTATCAGGCGGCGGGCTCGGCGGCTTTGTCGCAGCTCGGCGCGGGCACGGCGGCGGGCGGCCAGTTCAACTCGACGCCCACGTCGGCGCAAGTGATGGCCGAGGACCCCGGCTATCAATTCAACCTCGATCAAGGCCAGCAAGCGGTCCAGCGCGCGGCGGCGGCGGGCGGTGGAGCGGCCAGTGGAGGCGCGCTGAAGGCGGCTTCGCAGTACGCGACCAACTACACCACCAACGCTTACGCGAACGCCTATCAGCAGTTCATGAACACGCGGCAGAGCAACTACGGCAATCTGTCGAACCTCGCGGGAATGGGAATGCAGGCCAACAACCAGCTCATCGGCGCGGGCCAGAACTTCGCCAATCAATCGAGCAACCTCTACGTCGATCAGGGCAACGCGCTGGCGGCGGGCGCCATGGGCTCGGCGAACGCCTGGAGCGGCGCGCTGTCGGGCATCGGCACGGCGGCGCAGGGCGCTTACGCGATGGCTCCGCGCTCGACGGGCTCGACGGCCAGCACCTACAACGGGAACTTCGCGTCTATGCCCACTGCGGCGGCGGCGGGCGCGGCTTCGCTCAACAACATGGAATCCGGCTGGCTCGGCCAGCAGCTTGCGAGCTACCCGACGACGGCCAGCACCTACGCCAACGCCAACGCCAACTCCGACAACGGCAACTCTAACGACACCCACTACGGACAGTCCTACGGCAACTGACGACATGAAAACGCAATCCAAGGCTGGCGTCCTAACGCCGAACAACGCAACCGGCCAGTCTTTGGCCGGAGTGGAAGTGAGGCTTTAGATGGTAGATCCGAACATCGCACTCAGCTATCGCTCGCCGCAGATCCAGACGGGCCTCGACGCCGCCACGCAGGCGCAGAACCTGTCGAACATGCGTACGCAGCAGCAACTGCAACAGGCGCAGACGCAGGGCGTCGGCTTGCAAAATCAGCAGACGCAAATCGCAATGCAGCAGATGCAGAAGCAGAACGACTTGTGGTCGCAGGCGATCCAGAATGCGCAGGGCAGTCCGCAGGGCAGTCCGCCGGCCACTCCGCAGGCGGGTTCTCCGAATCCTCCCGTGCAGGCGCCGTCGCCGGTAGCGGCGGCAAGCTCGGCGGGCGGCCAGATCGCCGGAGCGGCGGGCAGCGCGATGGCGCCCCCGCTTCCGGGCGCCAGCGGCTCTCCGCTGCTACCGCGCTCTCCCGCTCCAGCCCCGCAGGCTCCGGCGCAGTCCGGCGCGAATCCGCCAGCTCCCGCCGGTCAAGGTTCGGATTTCTTCGGCCGGATCATGACCCAATTGCCGCAGCTCTATGCGCAGAACGGCTTAGGCTACAAGGTGCCCGAACTGATGAAGTCGATCACGGACGCTCAATCCGGCCTCGCCGACCTCGCCGACAAGCGCTCGAAGGTCAACGCGGCGCAGATCGACGCGGCGGGAGGCATCGGCGCGGCGGTGAAAAGCGCGAACTACGATCCGCACCTCCTGCTCACCCTCGGCATGGCGGCCATCCACTCGCAAGCGATCGACGCCAACATCCTCGGACCGGCGGTGCAAGCGGTCGACCAAGCCATCGCCAGCGACACGGCGGGGCAGACCGTGGGCGCGGCGAAGGCCGCGGCCCAGCGGTTCGCCGACAATTTCATCGCGCAGAGCCCCGCCCAACAGAAAATCCTCAGCGAAGCTACCACTGCCGATTCGCACATGCTCCAGGCGAAGACAGCCGCCGACAAGCAAGCCAACGAGGCGCCCGGTCAAATCGCCGACAGCGACCTGAAGGCCAAGCAAGAGATCTCGCAGACCCTGGCGGCGGCCGCCACGAAAGGCCCGGCGGCCTACGCGGCCGCGCTTGGCGAAGTGCCACAGAAGTACGCCAGCCTGCTGCCGCAAACATTCGACCCGGCGACCACGCCGCAAGCTGTGAAGCGCTTCGGGATGACTCCGCTGCAAATCACGCAAGCGGATCAAGCGGCGGCGGACGAAGCGGAACGAGCGCGGCACAATACTGTCGATGAGAAGCAGGGAGCGGCGCGTGTCGGCATCGAAGCGCAAAACTCGGCCATCAACCGGGCGCGCCTCGGCGTCGAGCAATACAACGCGGGGCTCGGGCCGGACGGCAAACCCTTGCAAGGATCGAATCTCACGGGCGACGCGTATCTGCAGACGCTGCCCTTCGCCATGCAGCAGCGGGTCAAGGCCATCGCCGATGGGCGCGAGCCAATCCCGACCGGCAGGGCCGGGGCGAGCGGACAGGGCAAACAACTCGCCGACGCGGTGACGCAATACGACCCGGGCTTCTCGACCCAGCGCGCCGCGCTGCGCTCCTCGTTCACCACCGGATCCGCCGGCAACAACATCGGCGCCTTGAACACCGCTGTGGTCCATCTCGATCAGTACGAGCAGGCGGCCATCGCGCTGAGGAACCACCAATTCGTGCCGGGGAACGATCTCTACAACCGGATCGCGAACGCCTTGGGTAGCGCTCCGCCGACCACGGCGGCGGGCATCGCCAACGCGGTCGCGGGCGAAACGGCCACCGCCCTGAAGGGGGTGGCCACCGATCCCGAAATCGCGAACGTGAAAGCGGCCATGCCGCAGAACGGGTCTCCGGACCAGATCGCGGCTTACGCGCGGTCGCAGTTGCACGTGCTGGGCGCGAAGCTCAACGCCTACGACGAGCGGTATCAAGCGCAGGCGCCGGGCGATTCCTGGTCGCCCGTGCTCCCTTCGGCGCGAGCCGTCTTCCAGGCTCACGGAATGCAGCCGATCGCGCGCCTGGGGAACGCTTCCGCGGCTGACGCTTCCGTGACCCCCGAACTGCAATCGCTGCGCAAGAAATATAAGTACTGAGGCTTCGGATTACCATGCCAACCAATCTTCCAGACGTTTCGACCGCCGCGCAGACCGCCGGCGTTCCGCCCGCCGGCTACAACTCGGCCGATCCCTATCCCTTGCTGCCGGGCGACCGGCAGCGGCTCGACGGCATCGTGCAACAAATGATGACGAACAAGGAGCCGGAGCAAAATATTCTGGCCGTGGTCGGGGATTTCAAGCGCAAGTACGCCACCGTTCCGCCGCAGACCGCCGCGACGCCTCCATCCTTGGGGGGGTTTTTAAGCAATCTCGCCAGTTCGGGGAAGGACCTGGCCAACAATGTGCTGCACGCCGTCACGCATCCCCTGGAGACGGCCGGGAACATCGCCGCGACCGGCGCCGGGCTCGGCGACGAATACGTTCCCGGCTTTGAGGCTCTGGGCCGGGCGACGTTCATCCCGGGAGCGGCGGGCAAACTTGACAGCGAGGGGCTGATTCAGCAGGACAAAGCCGCCGCCGACGCGTTCCGGCAACATCTTGCCGACCGCTACGGCAGTCCGCAACAGTTGGCGCAAACCCTTTACAACGATCCCGTGGGCGCCCTGGCCGATCTCTCCACGGCGTTCGACGGCATCGGCGGCATCGCGCGAGGGGCGGGGGTCGCCGCGGACGCGCTCAACGCGAGCAAAACGGCCTCTGTCCTCGGCAAAGTGGCGGACGCGAGCAAGACCGCGGCCGATTGGACCAACCCGGTGAATCTCGCGGCGAAACCCGTGGGAGCGGCGGTCAGCGCGGGCGCCAAGGCTCT